CTGGAATCGTAATGGAGCTTAGTCGATCATACAAGAATGATTGATATGTTGCTACGGGTGCAAACTTACCTGCTGATGGGATGTAACCCAATGGTATGTACGAGTTAAAATTCTGTACATCAGATCCAGCATAGTATCCCGGCATATTAAATCCAGTTCTATCGTACCACCCACCTTTATTTATTAAATTTTGGTAGTTTCTTCTTCTAACAGATGTTCTATCTAATCCAGACAGTCCGATTCCTGATAAGAATACACCATCCCCTAAAGAATCAACTTCTCGTCTAGAGAAGTCTCTATTAAGAGAACTCATATTCATACCAACTCTAGAGAATCCTGCGAAAACTGAAGATGCTGTAAACACATCCGATGATGGAGAGTATGTTACATTGTTACATACATACTCATCATAACCCGCAGTATCTTCATCAGTAATATTTAAATCTACTAACGGGATAGAGTGAGCAGGAGTGTATTCATAAATTGCCTTTAGGATACTCTTTAAACCATTAGATGTAAATAATGATTTAGCATAAGTACTAAATTCAAATGATGATGCTTCTAAAGATAAGTTGAATGAAGATGACTTAGAATTCCATAAAGGTAAATACTTTACTTTATCCTTCTCAAAGTTTCTTAAAATAGACTCTCTGTTGGGTGGATAATTTACACCAGATGTAAAAAATAGCCAACCATTTTTAACAGACAAAATAGAAGTACCTGTTAAAATATTTTGGTTTACATATGTTTTAAACCCATTAACAACATAGCGTGGAACTCCTAGAGATGTAAGTCTTTCCTCTAAGAAGTTCATCATTCTTGGATCTATATCACAATATCTGTAATATTTAATTAATTCCCAAGGAGGTATATTGTTTACAACACCTCGATAATCATATTCAGAATTAACAGAGAAAGGAACTCCACCTATTGTAAAATTTTGTGGATATAACGAAAAACATTCACGAAGAATAGCGTCCACGACTGTACGGATGTTGTGATCCATATCAGTGTAAGAGTAACTAGTCACAGGAACTCCTGCCTCTAATGCTTTTGATAGAGTCCAAGACTCATGGCTACTTAATGCTGAACACTCTGTAGCTAAACAATAGTAAATTAGATTAGGGATGTAAGATTCATACAACTCAGTTATTTCAGAGCTAACATTAAATGAAGTATCTCCGAATACTGATTCTAATGTTAATTTAAGAGCTTTCTTCGTTCCTTTAGACTTGTAAACAATCATGGCGTTTTTTAGTTGACCACGCCATTTGTTTGAATCTGCTCCTAAAAGTTCCCAACCTATAAGATCAGCAATCCTAGGCAAATACTCATCTGGGCATCTGTCTATGTCATAGAGTAAATTTAATTTACTAATCTGATCGTCAACATCATACATTGAGTAAGATATTGCTTGTAAAAACTTACTGTATGGGCCTGCTTGTGTAGTATCTTTATTAAACTTGGATGTTGAATTATACAATTCAAACACATCACGAACGCGAGTATCTTTAGCATCTAAGTATAACGGAGAATATAGTACATCTATCAGAGTGTGTAGCTTATCTAATTGTTGCGTTCCACTAACATATCTACCAGTCCCACTAAGGAACATTGATGGTATTAATTCGTATGTGGAAAATAAAGAACAGGTTGTATAGTTTTTCCAAATATAAGTGGCTACATCTTTTAACGCTTCGTTTAAAGTTATTGGATTGTAATAAAAGAAATTATCTACAATTCTGTCTACAACTAAAGTTGATGGTTGAAAAGCTAAATTGCCGTTAGCAGATGTATTTAACAAGTATAACCAAGATAGATTATTGATAAGGTAATCATGAGCCGATGCTTGAGTAGATAACCCAAATAAATAATTTGGTTTGTTTAACCTTATGTTAGGAATTAAAGTATCTTCTACATAAGATCTAAAATCCGATTCCTTATTAAAATCTTTTAAACTTTTTCCTAATGGAGAAAGTATTTTTTCTTCAAACTCTTGAGTTGTAATATTTGTTAAATTATTTTGTTTTATAAAAAACTGTGAAGCACCAGATAATGATATGAACTCTGCGCCCTTACCAACCCCAGATATATTAAATACAGTATTTATATTTTTTGCTAAATTTATATGTGATTCTAATAATGTATCTAACGGAGAGAACTGTAACCCAGATAAAGCTAAATCCTCAGTTTGGTATATTTTTGGAGTTATAATGTTTAATACATCTACATAATTTCTCTTGTAGAAATTTGGATCACTCCCACCTTGATTTAGCTTTATATTCATTAAATGCCTACCACATTAATAACAAAGTTGTTTAGCTGTATGATTTCATTGAAATCCACATAAATATCCATGTCTAAATTATCCACGGTAGCAAATCTAACTTCTTGAACTTTTAAAATATCTCTAATTAGTTCTGCACGAATTAATGGTTTACCAAAATCGGTGTTCCCGACATTGAAGAATGATAAGAGTCTATTTCTTACCTTAGCTTTTATTGATTCTTCATTTTGCTGCTGGTACTTATCAATTCTAAGTGTTATAACTAAATCTAAAGTTCTAATCACTCCATCAACTAGAACAATCTCATCAGTTAACATTTTTTTAGGCTCCATTGCTTCTAAAAGATCTTTCTTAAACTGAATACTAGCCTGTTGTAGTTGTATGTTAGATGCTACCTGCAAGAGGTAGATGTCAATTATATTGGCAGAACTATAGGCATCTCTAACTACTGCTTTTGCTTTTCCTGATGCTCCTGTAGTAGTGGCAAAAGAGTTCGCAAATGTGGCGTAGTCTTGAGCAGTTACTAATCTATCTTGAGTCTTAAATATTAGAGGAGCGTACCGTTTAGCTTGATCCACACTCTCAGCATCTCTTCCACCAGAAGCTACTGAAGTGTTTTGTACAGTTGCTTGTTGGCTATTTTCATCAGTGATAGATACATTTATAACTTCATTCGATATATTTCCTCTAGTACCACCACCAACTCTGTAAGTAACTAAATAAGTAGCGTTTGTTGGAACAGCCTTACCAGTAACCCCATCACCAAAAATTACTGTAGCTGAGAAATCGTCTGAATACACTACTTCAAAAACACGATCTCCTCCACCAGAAGTCGAGAATATGTTGTCTACTTGAGTCCACGCGCCCGATGCTGTTAAGTCTGTAGTATCAATAAAAACATTAACACTCTTTTCTACTATAGGAGACTCTGTTAATGTTATGAATTTGTTAGCATTTGTGTCTGAGAACACACCTTGTTGTGAAACTAGAGTGCCTTCTAACAATGCTAGATTAGTCCAAACTGTGCTAGTCTGAGAATCAGATTCAGATCCATAAAGCTCTATACTGGCATCAGAATTTAATGATTCGATTGTACCATTAACAGTTTTGTACAAAGTATACGATACTTGTGCTCCATCTTCTGGTGAGTTTATGGTAACTACTCTAGATTGAGGAGAAATAACTACTGGGTTAAATAGTGATTGTGTTGGTAATGTAAGTGATGCATTAGCAGCAGCAGATACAGGACCTTTTAATTTTACACCAATTAATTCTAATAGCTTACGAACATTGTTTCTATTTCTTGCGGTAGAAATATAGTTTTCATGAGCTAACATATCAGCTTTTAATGACATGACAGCACCCATGTAAGCTACTAATTCTATTAGCATTACACCTAAGTCAGATTCTGTAAAATTTTGATAGTCTAATGGATATACAGCTTTGATATATTCAATCAAAGAATCCCGCAATGATTCAAAGTCCGTAGCTGCAAAATTTATTAAATTAGGCTTATTGCTATCAGGGTATTCAGAAAATTTAAGAAAATCCGAGTTTACTCTTCCGTTAAATGTCATTATGCACCTACCTTTATGGAAACATCACCAACTTGAGTTGCATCCTCTTTTAGTTTAAAAGATAAAGAAATCTTTAATCCCGGAACACCCGTGTAGCCTATACTATCTAAAGATACTACAGAAAGTTTAGTTATTATAATTGATGGAATATTTACACTGATTGATTCTCGGATTCTTTCTCTTATTTCAGAGAATAGATCTGCATCAAGAGGCTCAAATAAGAACTGGCGCAGATCTAAGCCGTAGTTAGGGAGCATTAATCTTTCGCCGGGAAATGTACCTAGAAGTTGTTTAATATTTCCTTTTATTAAATTTATGCCAGCCTCTTTACAGAAGTAACCTCTCTGAAACTTTGATTCTCTAATATTGATACCAATAGGAAAATTCAATCCATAAATCTTAGGTTGCTCGGACCTAATTTGCCTTTTTTGTTGTAAGGGTAATGAATTTCCGTATATCGTTG